CGCGGCCATTGCAGGCGGCAGGTTCGGGGCTTTGGTGTATGCGGCTGGCCCGCCGACAACTTGCTGGCCCATTGCATCCGTCACTGGGTTGATGAGCAAGTAAGGATAGTTCTTGATGTTGTCCTCAGCCCACATCATTTGATGCCCTGCGATCTGCTCAGGCGTGAAGATGGGCTTTTCGACGGTCGAAAGCGCGGAGATTTCCCCCAGCTTTGACAACTGCATGTTTTTGAGGCGCTGGGCGTCTTTGGCCAGGCGCACGTGCCCCATGCAGCGCTCTACACCATCAATGAACCAACGCTTGCCATACATCGGCACGATGGGGATATGCTTGCCTGCGATATAGCCGCAGTCTTCCAGCACCGAATTACCGCTCAGAATGTACTTCCTCACCCGCTTGCGCTTGACCTTCTTCTGACGTACTTCACGGGCGCCGGTCGCCTGCAATTCCAGCCTGAGGGCATTATCGTCGGCCTCAAGCTGGGCATCGGTGTAGCGCTGTTCTTCGCCGTCCAGGCTTTGGTAAACGCGCACAATCTCGCTCGTTTCCTCGACCCGGTAGTATTCGGCCAAATAAACCAAGTCAGGCGTTAGCCAATCGAAGTCGGTCTGGAATACATCCTTTGGCCATGTGGCCGGGTTGTCGCCCCATTCTTCTTCGTATGCTTCGCGGGTCATGGCCGTTAGCACAAAACACTTGCGGGCATCTGCCTTGTCTTGGCGCTTGGCATTCAGGTCAAAGAACACGCACGAATCAGCGTCGAAGATAGGCTCAATCCGAATGCGCTGCTTTTCGTCTTCCTCGTCTTCCTCGTCCTCGTACACGGTACGCAAGCGCCATGCACCGAAGCCGCCGCCTACGGCTTCCTCAAATGCGTTGTCATAGGCTTCATTTGCGCTGGAATCCAGCTCATCGGCGCGATACAGACCATCGCAGGTTTCGGCCAGCTTGTCATATTCAGGGTCGCCATCTTTGGGCACAAAGTCAACCGTTATGCGGTTGTTGCGGTACTCGTTGATGATGCGAATGACTGCAAGGTGAATTTTGTTCACCTCGAAACGGGGCTTGCTCTCGAACTGCTCGCCTAGCTGGCCTTCCCATTGTGCACCGCTCAGGCTGTAGAACCGGCGGTCTTGTAGGCATTGCATGCGCTCATCGCGCAGCGCGGATTGAATGGCGTCGAATTCGGCCATTGCCTCGTCATGAATAGCTGCCCACTTTTCCGCTTTGCTGCGTGCCATAAAAAAGCCCCGAAGTATCGGGGCCGTTTATACCACATTGGAGCGATTATCTCCAAGCGGATACCGTAGGCACTGCCTTCACATTCTGTGGCCTTGCAAGGCCTATTTGAGCCCGCCTAGCGCCCTCGCACGCATACCTAAGCGCGTCGATTACGTGGTTGTCACGATCATCGAGTATCGGAAGCACTTGCGAGGTGAGCGGGTCAATCTTGTAGCTGTAGGCTGTCAGCTCGTCGATGGTATGCGTGCAGCGAGGATGCACCACGATATCAAAAGACTTCAGCCACTCTACGCCTTCCTCGACCGAGCGAGGCCCCTTGACCGCTGGCATGATCTTGGGGAATCCATTGCGCCGCATGTGAGAGATGGTTTCAGGCCGTGAACTATCGGCCACGATAGGCCATCGCTCTGATTCTGGCACCGTTAGGAACAGGCTCGGCGTGTCCATGATCTCGCAGCCGATGCGATAGGCTTCGTGGTCGATGTAAAGCGTTCGCCCGATGATGTGACACCGCACCAGGACGGTCGGGTCAACTGCGAATCCCCAGTCCGCGCCGTATCGGTGGACGGCATCAGGCGGCGCCTCGAACTCGTCAATGCGCCAGTTCTTGAACACTCGCGCCTCGGTGTTTTGCTGATACTGACCGAGCCAAACGTGAGCCCACTTTCCCGGGTCGCGCTTGCGGTCATACTCCATTTCGTCGCGCAAGACGTCAGGGAACCACGGATTGTCCTCGTAGTTCACTTGCAGCACGATTGAATCAGGTGGCGGATTGTCGCCGCGCAAGAGTCGGTCAACCGGATCGTCGGGGCTCTCCGGGTTCCAAGTGAAAAGAATCTCGGAGCCTTCCTCACGGATAGTAGGCCGGAGCAGGTCTAGGCTTCGCTGGCTCAGGCTTTGCGCTTCCTCGATCCAAGCCACGTTATAGCCTTGCAGCGACTTGATCGAGTCGGCTGTGTGGTTCTGCATCCCCATGAAGATAATTTGGCCACCGTTCTTGGCCTTGATCTTGGCCTCTTGGATCTCGAAGTGATGACCGACACCAAGCGCCTCGATCTTGGCCTCAATCAGCTTCTTCACCGACTGATTGAGCGACTTCTGAATCTCACGGATGCACACGATATCGGTGCGCTTCATGAGCGACAGCTCCACCAGGTATTCGGCCACGAAGTGCGATTTGCCAGAGCCACGGCCACCGTATGCGCCTTTGTAGCGAGCAGGCTTGAACCAAGGTTCGGCCCAGGCTGGGGTTTGGATTTGCAGTTTCATAAGTTAGAAAGCCCCCGGAGGGGCTTGTTTTAGGAAAGTTTCCCGCGCAGCAGGTCGCGCAGTTGTTGCGCCAGTTCCAGCGCCCGGCCAAGGTCGCCGATGTGCCCCCAATGAGCTTTGTGAGCGTCAACCAGCGAGCCGATGACATCGGCTTCCAATCCATTGACCAGGGTCAGCAACTCGTCGGCGCGGACGCCGTAAGCCTTCGATGCAGTCATGTTGCGAATATTGCTCATTTTTCAATCTCCAGTTTGCTGCGTTTCGGTTGTCGTGTCGCAGTGGTGTTAATGTAGAACAAACGAACACACGCGCAACATAGGAAAAACCCTAGTCCGTCACTTTTTCACAATCACGCGCTCGATCTGCTGAATCGCAATGGGCCTGTCTGAGTCGCCGGATAGCTCCAGCTTGTCGCCGTATCGCTTCGGATCCCACTTCGCCAAAAGCTGCATTCGAGCCCATACGCGGTTCTTTTGCCAGCTCACGAACCCGGCATCAGTCGCGCCAGTAGCAGTCACCGGAGGCTGTTCGTCGGCAATGCGCAGCGTGTCGGTTGCGATGACATCGTGGCCAGCTTTACGCGCGCGCGCGATACGTGCGGCCAGCGCTTCGTTCTTCTCCACCCAATCGTACCAAGTATGAACTCCAAGTTTATTATCTCGGCAGGCGTGAACCAAAGGAGTTCCATTACTAACTGCCTCAATAATAGCCTCTGCAATTTTGGCTTTTTCTTCTTCAGTTCTGCGTGCCATTTTCCACCTCGATCAGTTTGTCCAAATAATGCCGTGCTTTGCGTAGGTCTTCAATGCCGCCTTTATCTCGCCATCGTGAAATATATTTCAAAATATTTCCTTCGAAATATCCTAGATTATTCGATGCGATGTAATCCCAAGGTTGAATTGTTTTGGCCGCGTAGTGCGAGCCGCCGACTTGATGATTGTTTGCGCTCATTGAAACAAGCCCTCGACAAATTGATGCAGTTCAGGCCGGTTGGTTTTCATTATTGCCAAGTCTCTTGCAAATCCGCATTGTCCGGTTTTTGTGTTTTTTGTGAACCAATAGTTCGCCTTGTTTTGAACCTTGCCATCTGCCACCACTTTGCAATTGACCCAAGCATCTGAGTGCGCTTGGGCTTGAGTGTAGACCTTCCAGCCGTTGAAGGCTCCGATCTGCTCCCAGCCATCTGAGGCGCTGGGGTGCCTGCCTGCGTATTGTGCCATGCTGTGAATCCTATAGGGTTTGCGATGTGCTGTCAATCAATGCACGATCAAGAAAAAACACGGAAAGAATCGCGCCGCTGTGGAATGGAACAAACGGAACACCCCTTCCTATAAGAAAGGGGGTAGTTCCATTGTTCCATTTTCCTACGCCTTGCCCCCAATGGAACATACGGAACTGTTCCGCTGTTTGTTCCGTTGTTCCGTTCTCTATAGGGTTTTGTTATTTTTCATCTTTTCGCTTGAGCATTGATCGAGCGTGCGCCAAGTCTGCCACTCGCCATCCATGCTCGAACGACTCGACAATGTGCGCGTCTAAAAGATCGCAGATCGGCTTTCCTTTGGCCCCTGGTTGAACGTATTTTGCCGCGCTCGAAGCTGTCATGTTTTTATTTTTTTCTAAGTATTGCATCAGCGATGAGCGGCTGATGTAGGGGTTTTCGTCGCGGGTTTCTGTTCCTGAATAAAACCAGGCTGCCATGAGCAATTTCATATGCGCTTCGGTTTTGTCGTCCTTCTTTCCTGCTGGCTTTTCTGGAGTATCTGCCTGCACGATAACTGCC